CATCTCCTGATGAAGACTGTGCGCTTTGTAACATTAAACTACTATTATATTCGGCTCTTACTGCTACATATCCACCACCAGAACCAGTAACAAATAAAGCAGGACTTGCTTTTTGTATTTTTAAATCACGGGTAGATGTAAAATATCCTGTTTCAGCGTAAAAATTATTTGTAGATCCTAATGTAGTACTGTTAGTCCAAATAGGTATATAATCAGCTATTCCTGTACCAAACAAAGTACCAGCGTTTGAATTTAAAGCATAACTTGCAGTTAATGCGTTTGACGAACTTAATGCGTAACTACTACTATTGGAAAAATCTGAATATGATGAACTAATAGATCTACTAGAACTAATTGCCCAACTACTTGTTCCTACAAATTGAGGTGATGTACCTGTGCCTAAAATTGATCCTGTCAATGACCCAGTGAAACTTCCTGTTGAAAATAGATTTTGTAATTGTGTCAAACTAGCTCTATAAGTCTTTATAGAACTGCTTTGATCAATTGGAAAAAAATCACTGCCAGTTAAACTGGCAATAGGATCTAATTGACTAATTTTTATACTTGTTGTTGGCATAGTCTATTTTTAAATATTTATTTCTAAAATTGAAAGTGAAGATGGTATTACGCCATAAGTATTTCCAAAATTTATATATATTGTATCTCCACTGTTAGTTGTATATTTTACACTATATGTTCTTGCTGAAAGATCTGTAGCTGTATCAACATAAGTTGTTGTTCCGCCATAAGTTATATTATTATCAGACCAAACAAATCTATCAACTAATATAGTATTATCTTTAAATAAACTAGCCCATCCAGCTCCGGATCCTCCTCCTACTAAAATTGGTGCCGAAACAGTTATTAAAAACTTTGAAGTTGTACTTTTAGGAGTTAATGTTTTAGATATTCCTGTAAAATAGTATGGCGCCACACTAAGTCTTACATTAGTTGTTGTTGCAGTAGTAACAACTTCACTATATACGCTTAAAATTCCATTTGGTGTGCTTATATAACTCGCAGTTACTGCATGACTTGATGACAAAGCATAACTCGATGACAAAGCATAACTGGCTGATCTAGCATTAGAAGATGAAATAGAAAAACTTGCAGTACCAAAATAACCAACTGCATTTGTTACGCTGGAACTAAAAGTTGTAGAAGATACATTACCCACTACTGTTAATTTATTGTTATTGGTTGTATCCCACGAAAGATTTGAATTTCCACCAAATGTTCCTGCATTAGAGTTAAATTGAACATTTCCAGTTGCACCACCCGGAGAAGTAAGTGTACTAGTTAAATTAATTTGAAGTGCATTATTTACTGTATCATCTGTTAAAGAAACATTTGAACCCGCACTAATATTTTTAAACTGTAAATCTACACCAGATTTTTGTTTAAATAATCCAATACCTTTAGATCCAATATTACTTGCAGTATTTGATTCACCGGATCCACCACCACTTGCAGCAAAAGCAGCAGTTAAAGCATTTGTTGCCCAACTACTTGTTCCAAGTAAACTGCCAGTAAATGACCCAGTAAAACTGCCAGTATAATTACCGTTATATATGGATGAAGATTTTGCAGCAACTACATAGTCTGCAACATCAATTGCAGTAATTTTTTTAGTTTCTTGCGCAGCAATATCTGTAATAAACAACAAGTCATTGGATTGAACTTGTGAATCAGTATAAGCTGCTAATTCAGTAATTATCTTACTATTGGACATATATCTTTAATAGATATATATATCATTATGTTTTGACATTTTTTAATTTTTTAACAATATATTTTACCAAAGTACTTCTAACAATATCTTCTTCAGTAAATTTAAATGTATAAATTCCATTTTCTTTACTTTCATCATCGTCAAAAGCATTCATTATTTTAATAAAACCGCTTTTGCCATTAATATCACTTTGATCGGGATCACCCAATATAAAGACTTTACTGAATTCACCTACTCTTGTAATCAATGTAGTCAATTCTTTTACAGTCATGTTTTGTGCTTCATCAGCAACAATACACTTAGCATTCCAATTCAATCCTCTCAAAAATCCAAGTGGAATACTATCCAAACGATTTTCTTTTTGTAAAATTTCAATATCTCGGTTTGGTAGTAGTTCTGCTAATTTTTCCAACAATGGTTGAATATAAGGCGCCATTTTTTCATCTGCTTCACCTGGTAAAAATCCGATTTTACTATCAGCACTTTCAACCGCACTTCTAATGTAAAGTAAATCACTTACCTTCTTTTGACTCAATAATTTTAAAGCACTATATATAGTGATATATGTTTTACTGGAACCTGCAGGACCACTAACAAATACCATTTTAGTATCTTTATTTAAAGCTATATTTAAAAATTGTTTTTGTTTTTCTGTTAATTCTCGTTCAAATATTGATAATTCATGTTTTAATTTTGCTCTTTGATAAACAATAGGACTTGTATCATGTTTGTGTTCGACATTAGTTTCATTGGTTTTGTGATCATTATTTGACTTTTGAAGTTTTTTGCTTTTTTTCATGCGTTAATTTATTTAAAGCTGAGTTTAACTTTTGTTCGACATTTTTAACTCTGATACATAATTCATAATGTTCTTTTTCAATATAATATTGATACACATTTTCCAAATTTTCTTTGAATTGATCTTTTGGTAATGTAACAACAAAATCAGAATTCTTAAAACTAAATATTTCAACAAAACTTAATTTTTTGTCTATTGCATATTCAATTGAAGAAACAACATGTTCCATCATTTGAATTTTATTAACTTCAATGAACTTGTTCATTTCATTGAAATTTGATGGTAACGAATATAATTTATGTTTGAATGCTTTTGGCATACAGATATAAATATCAAAAACATTGTTACAAAAAACAAAAAACGCTATTAAAGTTATTTTAATAGCGTTACATCAATTTACTATTTATTAAATTATGACACTTTATGTCGAGTTTCATTGTATTCAACTAACTCAACTCTAGTGCCATCCGGCCACTTTTTTACAACACCAGACCAATGATCAAATTCAGTCTTAGCATCATTCTTATTAGTATATACTAACTCACTTACTCTCAACCCACTTCGTGTAACAACATAAAATTTCTGTTCTGTAGTTACATTATTTTCGGTACCGTTTTCTTTTTTATTAGTCTTTTTAGACATATTAACTATATAGTTTAATTGTTATTATTTGGTTTTACTGTACAAATTTATGATAACCAGTCATAAATTAAATCATTCATCATCACCATCAATATCTTTTGACGATGCTAATGGAATCGCACTAGTTTCTTCAACAATAGCTTTGATTTCACTTTCAATTTCCTTCATCTTATCTTTATAACCAGCTGCTACATCCTTGAAATCTTTCTTTACAAAGATTAACTTTTCCGTCAATTCATATACCTTCTTTTCTGCTTCTTGTTTTGTCATATACTATTTTTTACTATTTGTTTTTGTTTATCACCGAAATTGGTGGACATAAAGGGAGTCGAACCCTTGTCTTTAAAACACTATCATAATCAGCCTACGTGTGTATACATTTTTTAGTTGTTAAGAACAATTATATTAAATGTCAAAACTAATTGTCCTAAAGACTTACAAAATACTCAATCAACAACGCAAATCAAATTGTTAATATAGCCTGATATTTTACACCCAATATAATTATCAGACATCATTATATTGAATGTGCAGCCGATTAGGCTGCCAATGCTACTGCATCACGGGAGGTGAAGTTATAGCTAATTACATTATCTTCAGCAGTTAATGTTTCGATAGAAGTTTTAAGAGGCCAACTATCATCCTCTACACGCCTAACTAGTCAAATATCTTAAATCGAGACCAGTATATGCCCATAAAATGTTAAAGATCAAAAAATTGTCTATAAGATATTGTTTCATCCAAACCAAGTTCTCGTCTCATATTAGCAAATAATTCTTTACCTCTTTCAACTGAAACTGGTTGTTTTAATTCTTCTCTTTTAATATCTTTAATAGTATCCTGTATTTCACTACGAATTCTATTAGATTCGTGTGGATTATTATCTTTTGTTTCTAATTCATCTTGTAATTGACTCAATTTATTTTTTAAGTCGTTTAGTTTCTTATTTGTTTCCATTCTTATAAATATATAAGAACTTTTCTAAAAGTGGAGCGGGTAGAGGGAATCGAACCCTCACATCAACCTTGGCAAGGTCGAAGGCTACCACTACATCATACCCGCTTTAAAATGGTGGACCGTAA